GACGCCAGCCAGAGACAAATAGGCTACTACTCGCCGCTTCAATCTTATTGACATCCACTTGCGCGAGGTCTGTAGTCTGGTCAATGCGCTTTTCCTCAAGGTCAAGCTTGCGCTCTTCCAGCGCCATCTCTGCCCGCTCTTTATCCGTTGTGATGAGCGAATCCGCAACTTTGCCAACGCCTTCAATGATCGACCCAATACCAATCAAGTCCATTATTTTAAGCCCCGTAAAGTTCTTTGGACCCAACCTAATAAGAATTTAGATTGAGTGCGGTTCCTGTTGCAGATGTCGGCGTAGCGGGTGATCTTGGCTAGCGCGTAGGATTTCTTGAACGACTCGGGTTCAGCATTGTTGAACTTTTGCAGGGTCACATTCCCAACCGCACCATCGGGCGTAGCACCAACAATCAACTGCGCCAACTTAACCGCAACAGACAAGCCAGTGTTTACGCCGAAATTGAAAACCGATTCCGCAACAGTTTGATTCGTGATTTCATCCCCTCTAAGACGATCCCAAAACTCAGTTTTGTAGAATCCACGTACCATTCCAGTAAGGAGCGGATTGTTGATTTCTTTGTGGTCGATGAGGTTCCAGCCGCCCCACTGGGGGTTTTTGTTTCGTGCAATTCCAGCATATGTCATCCCTCCGGTATCGCCGGGAACAGTGTGGAGAACGTAACCGCCTTCGTCGCGGATCATTTGTTCAAAGGCGGCGTTGAAGTCAGCCATTTTGCTTATCCTTCATCTTGTTGATGATCTCGAACGCCGACTTGACTTTTTCCTCAAGGACTGCTACGCGCAAGTCAAGCTTAGAGAGCACAATGATTAGCGTCACGATACCGAGCAGCACCGGCCACGCTTTCAGGAAGAGTTCAACTAGCTCCATCGCCGTGCATCCTTATGTACTCGCTCCGCAGAAACGAAACCTTCTTGCGCCCGTTGTGTTTCTTGACTTTACCCAAAGCAGGGGGGCTATTCAAGTATTCTGCGGCTCGCAGGATCATGTCCGGGTCATCGTCAAAGCTACCTAGCGCCGTGTTACATCGCACACACAAAATCCCACGAACATCATCCGAGTCGTGGCAATGATCTACCGCAAACTTGTACTGCTTGAGCTTAAGGGGGTTGTGGCAGATAGCGCAATTATACCCCTGAAGTTTCAACAGGAAGTCATAATCTGATGGGGACAGCCCGAACCGATCAAGACGGTTTACGTCTGACTTGCACGCGCTACAGAGAAAATAGTTCTTGCGACCGTGAACGATAAGGTCTTCTCGTAGAAACTCCCCACGGCAGACGGCGCAGAACAGCATTGGAATACCCCGGTGGGTCGCACCGGGGCCGGGCCTTAGTTGTCGGTCTGTTCGTCGTCTTCAGCTTCTTCTTCAGCTTCTTCTTCAGCGCCGTCTTCTGCAACAACGTGGGCAGCAACTTCAAACTGTGCTTCGACATGTGAAGAGAAAAGGCTGCTAAGCGTGAATTCGTTGATGCCGCTCTCGATAGCAACAGCAAAAGCAACAGAGAACAAAGCGTTCAGCGCATCAACCGGCTCCGAGCCGTCAATCGCATCAATGATCAAGTCTTTCATGGAAATCTCCGGGGGTTAGGTGGGCGGGTGCCCGTCGTGATTTTACCGTGCGTGTAAGACAGGGAAGTTACTTCCTTTACACCGTCTGATTTGCTTTGTGCGCAGCAATCAACGCATCGTACTCTGCGCCGATCTGTGACTTCAAGGCATCGCGGACTCGGCTGGCTTTACTTTGCTCAACCTTCTCAGAGCGAAGTAGATTGCGAAGCTTGTCACGGTATTGATAGTCAGCAATCAAACCAACATCAGAATCGTCAAGACTCTCTGGCAACGCATCAGTAGTCGTGCCTTTATAATTGGCCAAGTTACTAGGCCAATCACCTTGCGGCAAAGCAGCAAGCATGACACCGTAGTTGTCTATGTTAATCTGATATTGATAAACTTCCATCTCACGATGAAATGCTGCAACTACGAGGTTGTTAAGATGTTCTTGAGTAGTAATCATAAAAGGTCCTTTTGGTTAATTTAAAAATGCTACGCCTTCAGCATCGTTGGTTGGTAAAGTAGATGGGTTTGCATACCTAGTCCCAAACCCAGCAGACCACGGATAAGCTGAAATATATGGAGAGGCGGGGTGTGCAACTGCTATTGCAGTACCAGCAGCATTAAATGCTACCCCATACCCAGTGCGTGGCAACGTAGCAGGATCTGCATATTTAGCCCCAAACCCAGCAGACCAAGGATACGTTGAAATCCATGGAGAGACTGAGTGTCCAACTGCTATAGCCGTTCCAGCAGGATTAAATGCTACGCTCCATCCTTGACCGGTAGGTAGGGTGACTGGATCTGCGTATTTAGTTCCAAACCCAGCAGACCAAGGATATGTTGAAATGAAGGGAGTGGTATTGTGTGCAACTGCTATTGCAGTACCAGCAGGATTAAATGCTACTCCATTTGCTTCACCAGTTGGCAAAATAGATGGGTCTAAATATTTAGTCCCAAACCCAGCAGACCAAGGATATGTTGAAATGTATGGACTAGAACTACTTGAAACAGCTATTGCAGTTCCAGCAGGATTAAAAGATACCCCAAGCCCATTTCCAATTGGCAACGTAGCAGGATCTGCATATTTAGCCCCAAACCCAGCAGACCAAGGATACGTTGAAATCCATGGAAATGTTGAGTGGGCAACCGCTATTGCAGTACCAGCAGGATTAAATGCTACGCTCTGTGCTTGACCGGTAGGTAGCGTGGTTGGATCTGCGTATTTAGTTCCAAAACCAGCAGACCAAGGATAAGTAGAAATATACGGAGGGTTTTCGTGTGCAACTGCTATTGCAGTTCCCGCAGGATTAAATGCTACACCAAGGCCCAAGCCGGTTGGTGAAATAGATGGGTCTAAATATTTAGTCCCAAACCCAGCAGACCAAGGATATGCTGAAATGTATGGAGAATCAAGGTGTGCAACTGCAATAGCAGAAGGAGCCGGAGCAACAGGCCAAGTCCCTGCGCGAATGTACGTTATCGCTTGGTCAAGCGTCCAGATGCCGGGGGCGGCAGACGTTGTAGGAACTACGGGGGTCTTGGTGATCAACCCACCGGGGTAGCGTTTAGACATCTCTTACACTTGTTGATTTGCTTTATACGCGGCAATCAAAGAATCGTAGTCTGCACCAATCTGGGACTTCAAGGCATCACGGACTCGACTAGCCTTACTCTGCTCTACTTTTTCAGAGCGTAGTAGATTACGGATCTTATCCCGATATTGGTAGTCAGCGATTGATGCAACCGTAGCTGCGTCAAGACTTTCTGGCAATGCTTCAGTAGTTAAGTTTTTGTAAGAAATCAAACTATCCGGCCAGTCACCTTGTGGCAGTGCGGCAAGCATAACACCATAGTTGTCTACGTTAATCTGGTATTGATAAACTTCCATCTCACGGTGAAATGCTGCAACCACTAGGTTGTTGAGGTGTTCTTGAGTAGTAATCATAAAAGCTCCGTTAAGTTAATTAGAAAATGCCACGCCAAGCCCCGTGCTGGTTGGTAATGTAGCAGGGTCTGCATACTTAGTCCCAAATCCAGCAGACCAAGGATAAGTTGAAATAAATGGAGAACCAAAGTGTGCAACTGCTATGGCAGTTCCGGCAGCATTAAACGCCACACTATACCCACTGGAGGTGGGTCTTGTTGCTGGATCTGCGTACTTAGTCCCAAAACCAGCAGACCACGGATAAGCTGAAATGAAGGGAGCGCCATTGTGTCCAACTGCTATCGCAGTTCCAGCAGGATTAAATGCTACGCTCCATGCTAGATTGGTAGGTGGGGTGACTGGATTGTCATACTTAGTTCCAAACCCAGCAGACCAAGGATAAGTTGAAATATATGGAGAGCTGGTGCTTGCAACTGCTATTGCAGTTCCCGCAGGATTAAATGCTACTCCATATGCTTCACCGCTCGGTATCACAGCAGGATTTGCGTACTTAGCCCCAAACCCAGCAGACCAAGGATATGTTGAAATATATGGACTGCCGGGGTGTGAAACAGCTATTGCTGTACCCGCAGAATTAAATGTTACTCCAGTCGCATTGCCAGTTGGCAACGTAGCAGGGTCTGCATATTTAGTTCCAAACCCAGCAGACCAAGGATAAGTTGAAATATATGGAGAACCAATGTGTGCAACAGCTATTGCAGTCCCAGCAGGGTTAAATGCTACGCCATTCCCACCACCCGTTGGCAGCGTAGCTGGATCTGCGTACTTAGCCCCAAACCCAGCAGACCAAGGGTAAGTAGAGATAAATGGAGTAAGATCGTGAGCAACTGCTATTGCTGTCCCAGCAGGATTAAATGCTACGCCGTATCCAGTACCGGTTGGTGGTGTTGCAGGATCTGCGTATTTAGTCCCAAACCCAGCAGACCAAGGATAAGTTGAAATACGTGAACCGCCATCGTGTGCAACTGCAATAACAGAAGGAACAGGCTGTTGCGGCCAAGCACCGGCGGCTTGTGCTTGCATCTGCTGGACAAGGGTCCACATCCCAGTGGCTGCACTGGTTGACGTAGTTGGTGGCGTGGCCGATATGACCCCGCCTTTGTAGCGCATGGACATTTTATGCTATAACTTCGTACGAGATGCTATAAGTAATTCCGCTTGCTGTGCCCGAAGTCACCGTGATTGATGTGCCTTCTTGCAGATAAATCTGAGTGGTTTTGTCCACTACAATCAGCGCAGCGTTTGCCGGGACCGAGATGGTCGAAGCGATTGGAAACGCAGTACCACCCGAAGGAGAGCCGCCCTGTGCTACAGCGCCGTTAGTGTAGATTGAAACTGTGGCGTTGACCGCAGACGAGCCGTTGACGTTGGTAGCAACAATCTGGTTAATCTTTAAGACTTGATTAGACGATGCCGTGTTGGGGAGCAACACAACCGCTGACGTTCCAGACGGTGTGAGATAAGTAGTAGTGCCGGTTGCCGTCGTCGCGGCAAGTAAGTTCGGGTTTGCCATGACGGTTCCTTAAATTGCGCCGAAGACTAGAGAAATCATTGTGGCTCTGGCTTGGGTTACGCCAGAAGCCGAAGGTGCTGTACTTTGCCAAGTAGTACCATTAGACGTTAGTACGTTGCCGTTTGTTCCGGGAGCCACCACTTGAAATGCTGAAGTGCCGTTTCCAAGCAGTACGTTGTTGGCCGTGAACGTAGCCGCCCCAGTACCCCCAGAGGCCACTCCAATCGCGTTGGTTGCTGTGAATGTGTTAGCCGTTAGGGTTGTGCCGTTAAAGGTCAGGTTTGAAGAACCCGCCAAATTGCCAGAACTGTTGAACTGAACCTGTGTGTTTGAGCCACCAGCCGAAGCGCCCACCCGAACAAAGTCCGAACCGTTCCAAGCCACAAGAGCTTTGTCACTTGTAGCAATTGTTACACCCGTCGTTGGTCCAGCACCCCGAATAGTAACCGTGTACGTCGCTGACGTATTGATAACAACGTAAGTCTTGCTCGCTGCTGGGGCAGTGATCGTAATATTGGCTGATGCAGGTGCCGCGATAATAATCGCATATTGAGATGAAGTTGCCCCAAGACTGCTGTTGGTAGTCTTCGTGAGCGTTGTGTCCCCGGTAACAGTTAGCGCCCCGGCAACTGACGCATCAAGATAACGAGTGATGTAATCATTGACTGTATCGCCCCAAGTGCCGGACAACTCCCCCTGCACGGGGAGGGCAAGCCCAAGAAGCGGAGTATACGAAGTTGCCATTTCAAATCCTTAGAAGGTCGTAATCACAGTCCAGTTGGGTGTTTGATTAGCATTAATCAAAGTCCAGTAGTAATACCCCAAATCACCTGCGGTCCCAGAAGCCGAAGCACCCGCAATCGGTATATACATCTCTACACCCAAAGACCCTTTGCCGCCAACCGCCGATACCCCAGTCAATACTTGCGCTATCCCTACACCAACAGTCCCTAAATCACCACTCGACGCCGCACCAGTAATAGCTATGGAAACTGTGTTAGCAACACCGCCTGCGTCGCCAGAAGCACTTGCGCCAGTAATGGGGACAAAAACATCTTCAATACCTCCCCAGTACCCACTACTCCAAGTGCCTACACCCCAACCTGTTGCCACACATCACCTTACGTCGTAGAAAGCCGAACAAGCGCCGTGGTTGTGGTATTAGCAGGCATAGTCAACGCAAAGTTACCCGCCGTGATTGTCTGTGGGCTAAACGTATGCACCGAAACAGCCTTGTTGCTTTGTGTCGAATTATAAACCAACACTGTGTCAAAAGAAGTACTCAAAGTTACGTTTGTGTATACGATAGATGCAGATGGGGTCCAGTACGCTACGCCCGCAGTTGCTGAACTGTTTGTTGCAATCGGGACATTGCCGTTGGTAATTGTTACACCGCCAGCCGTATAGTTGGTTCCGTTGACTTCGTTTGTCGCCGAATATGTAGCTGTGCTGGCGTTTACTGTTGCTGTAGTGATATACAGCGCGGCCTTGAAGGTGTCTGCGGTCGATGTCGCCCGGAGAGGGGAGGCACCAAAATTATGGGTAGCCGTCATCAGTTCCCCGAGGAACGATGTGCAAAGTGCTTGCGTGTTTGCCATGGTTTATCCTATCGAAGCCGCTTCAAGCTGTACAAACGGTGAGGTCTTTAACGTAACGTGAACAGAGCGATGCACCAGCTCGTCATCAAGCCAGTACTCGGTCCAAGTGGTGAACTCAACATCATTATCCAACGAACCCTCTTTCTTGACTAGCAGAGCGTCGTCCATTTCGCCGTGAGTTGTGGTGACTAGCATTACACGATCCTGATTATTGCGGACGTATTGGTGGCTGCGGGAAATTGTACTGTAAAAGTAGTGGCCGAAGTCTTGTCTGCACCAAAATCCAAAATACAAATCGCTGGATTAGTAGCGCCGTCAGCCAGATAAATTAACGCGCCCCGCGCAGTAACCGCAGTATTCCAGACGGCGTTATCGAATGACCAGTACGAAGTCGTGCCGGTAGCACCCACAGTAGGGACTTGGCTAACAACAAGGACTTGCCCCCCAGCGGTATACCCCGAGGCAGAAACCTCGCCTGTTGCAGTATATCCAGTGGTAGTCGCATCTAGCGTAGCGGCGTTGGTGTACAACGCAATCTTGAAGACCTGCGTCGTACCTGTGTTGAAGTTGAACGTCCCACTAGGCAATCCAGTTTTGAACGTGTTGGTTGTCCAATTTCCCGTAAACGGCATCAGGTCACCTTAATCTTAACCTGACCATCACGATAAGCGTCGCCTCTTTCAAGGCCGTCACCCAGACGTTTAGCCATTGCTAGCGCTTCTTTGTACTTACCGTCGTACAACGCCATCATGTCCTGCTCGCCTTTAAGGAACGTATAGGCTTCAACAAGCGCCCCGTACAGCAGCACCGTATCAAAGTTATCGCCAAGCCAGCTAGTTCCCGCTGTGACAATCGACGGTGGATAGAAGAAGTAATGCAACTCCATTGTGTACACAGCGTCTGGAGTTGGACCAAGGATGAACGTCAGTTCATCTGCATTACTTGATAATGGGCCAAACAGCGCGTAGTACTTGGGCAGTGCCGTGTCCGCAGGACTTGGGTACGCTTCGCGTATGAAGTTAACGTCTTTGTTCAGCAGGTATGAGTAGTTGCCGCTTGCTTCAATAACTGCCAACGAATAGGTAGATAAGAAATCACCGGGGCAGGCGAGATATTTGTTCGCTGGGCTTGTCACCCCCGTCACGTTTTTACGTAGCGACGGGAACTGAACCGTGTTGTAGATGCGCTGTTCCGCCTGTTTAATGAACGTGTCCATGTCCACAGTAGGGAACGTATTCTCCGTATAGTCAGAGACCGCAACTACAAGCTGAGCGTAGTTCACGCCATTGGCCCCCGAGCCGTCGTGCCTTTAGTAGCGCAGCCAGTACCACGGATTTTAATTCCGGTCGTCTTGACCTCAGCGTATGGCTTAGAGCGGAACTCACCAACACTCAGCGCCACGTCTTCTGGTTTAATCCGCTTGCCCGCACCATACCCGTTGTTGCTCAGATCGACCCCGGCTTTGCCGTCCATAGTGTGCGGAGGTGCGTACACCTCGGCAGGGCCGACTTCCTTGCCACCTTGTTTCATGCTGAACTTAGCCATTATTTGCTACCTTGGTTCATAGCGCGAGACAGGTTTTTCCCGTACTTCATGCGGTCGTCCGTAGTCGGGCCACCGGCCTTCATTTTCTTGACGCCTTTGTGCATACGCTTTTCATGGGCTTTTACCTCCGTGTCCGCGATTGCCTTTACCATCTTTTTGTCCATGCTGGACTCCTATGTCGTCACAACCGTTACTGTACCTAATTGCACCTGCAAAACCAAGTTGTTTGGCGTAAGCGCAGTATCGAAAAAACTCGCTCCACCAACCGGGTTCCAGCCCCACTGAAAAATCCTGCTACCGCCGCCCGAGTAACCGTCCGCCAAAGGCCCAGAAACTTGGTAGCTGTTATCTCTGCGCGGATCGCGCACCCCCTGCGGGTCATCTACCGGATACATCCCCAACTGCAACTGCGGCTGATCTGGGTTCCAACAACTGGGACAAACCAATAGATTATATATCTTAGTCTTGACTACTTCTTTCTTAAGCTGCGACAGCTTGTACCTAAACCCACAGCGGTCACACTCGGCAATACTATTTTTGCCAGAGGAAAACCTATTGCCCATTTACGGACCATACCCAATAAACATCTGGCGTGGCACCAAGCGTAAAGAAGCTTTCTCATGGTCTTCCTGCGCGGCCAACTCCCAAGCTTCGTCGTACTGCATCTTCAACACATCAAGGCGCTGCATCCCGTCCGGCACTTTCAAAGCTACATAGTAGGCAAGCCCCGCCGCCATACAAGGAACAAACCGAAACGGAACGTCCATGACGTTAACACCGCCACCAGCATCCTGAGTGCGACGCATGCGCCAATAAACAAACTGGTACGGAGTCGAATTATCTGGCGTAGGCCAGACAGTAACAGCCGGGGTCTGTTGCCAATAAACCGTTGCGCCTGCCGTGTGTGCCGCTGCCGTTGTGTCTTGTTGTGCACGGAAACAGCTATACAACGTGTTACCGATGATGTAGCCGTAATTGATAATCTCTGAGTCAATCTTTATAAACCCAGCAGCAGGCAGATTTGCAGCCGAACTCACTGTGATTGTCGTGGCGGTGCTGCTGATTGTCGTGCTTAGCGTGGCTGAGACTGGCGTTGTTTGTCCGTTATAGCGCTGTACCCAGACTTGAATGGGTCTGCCTTGCGCCAGTTTGTTTGGCAGCGTAGCGTACGTAGATACGCTGATGCGGGTGATCGTCAGATCGGACTGGTTAGATGTGCTGTTTGCGTTGGTGCGGATCACATGCTCAAGCAAATCCACCGTGTCGTTAGGCACCGGGTACGTGTTCTGGCCCTGCACAAGATTGATGGTGCCCTGCTCAATAGTCCACAGATTGATCCCTCGGTTTGCCCAGTCGGCAAACATGAGGTTGAGCGACCGCCTAGCCGTACGAAGATCGTACCCCGAGCGCAACTCCGAGCCAGCACGCTCAAAGGCTTCCTCAACCAGTTCACTCAGGTCGAGGTTAAACGCAGTTTGGCCGGAAGTATTTGCCATTATCCGCCTTGGCCGCCATCCCACATTGCTGAGGGCGAAGCGTATTGTTGCTGTACAATCTGTTGTGCCTGCTGTTGTGCTGGCTGTTGTGCCTGCTGTTGCGCAGCGGCTTTGTATCTTTCCATAAGCCGCCTATTCGCTTCGTTTGATTGCTCTTGCGTAATTGGTCCCGGTCTTTGAGAGGATGCGTCTCGCATACGGAACAAACTACCTAACCCGCCGTACATTTGGTATGGATCGGGCCGCTGTTGCTGCATGTTTGGATCGGGCCGCTGCTGATTCATTTGCAACTGGTGCGGGATCTGGAACCCAAACTGGTTACGGTCTTCTGGGGAGTATGGGTTGATTATTGTCGGCACTGGGTTAATCATACCGCCATCAGCGTACCGTGGAGCTGCTCCAAACATTTGATACGGGTTGGGTGATAGTTGTCTGCCGTACCGTTGCGGCATGTTCATAGTCATTCCGCGTGGCTGTTGACCTGCCGCACCCAACCCGCCATATCCTTGTGCCGGACCAAATGCTTGCTGAAGATTGTTCCTAAATTGGGCTTGCGTCAAGGGGGGAGCGCCTCGGCCCATGCCGCTATCGTCATATGCACTGCGCCGCAATTCCGCCATTTCTTGCGGAGACATTCTTGCAAATCTTTCAGCTTGCGCTCTATCGTTTGCGTCCGCCATAGCTTGCATTTCTGCTTCGGACTTTCGCGGTTGGTTCTGCATTTGTTGTAGTTTTTGAGCTAGCTGCGCCATATTTTGGCTGGGTGGTTGCGGTTGTATTAACTGCTCAAACCCTGCTGGTGATCTGAGTTGGTTTCGCTGCGCCGGGTTGTATTCTTCGGCAACCATATAGCTGGGCGGCTTGACTGCCGGACGAAACATCATTTCTTGATTATTTGCTACAGGTTCTGGCTGTGGTTGCTGTTGCTGGTAATAGTCCGGCGTATGAATACCAAATATGTTTTGCATACGCTGCTGCTCTGGCGTCATTTGACGCTGCGGCGTATACGGTTTTTGCAGGTTTGGGTTGCGTTGGTACGTCTCTGGGTTGAACTGCTGTTGCGGGCCATACGGATTTTGAAATTGCGGGATTGGGCTATAACCACCCTGACCCCCAAAGCCACCATAGCCACCTTGCTGAGCGCCAAAGCCACCAAACCCAGTCTGCTGTTGACCACCAAAGCCGCCTTGTTGACCGCCACCGAAGCCACCGAAGCCACCTTGCTGACCACCAAACCCGCCGAAGCCACCATAGCCGCCTTGTTGACCACCGCCAAAACCACCAAAGCCACCTTGCTGACCACCGAAGCCACCTTGCTGACCACCGAAGCCACCGAAGCCGCTAGGGGCGTGGCCATATGCGTAAGATGTCATTATCTAAACCTCGATGTTTTCTTTGCAATCGATTTTGGCTGCGCTACAAACTGTTTGCCTGCTGCTTTGCCCGCACGCTTGGCTTTGGTCGTTGCAGCATACTCAGATGGACTCAAACTCGCAATCGCCTTCTCAGGCAGATACCGCTCTCCAGTTTTACTGGATGGCTTACCGCTCTTGGTGGTCCATTTTTGGTCCCCCCAATCTTTAAGAGACTGCTGTGGAGGCTTAAGTGTCATCGCCATAGCTCCCAAAAGCGTCAAGATATTCTACCGCACTACGCAAAACAGTGGGGCTGTCTTTAAACATCCCAAGAGCACGGTTGCACTGTTTACAAAGCACCCCGCGAAATTCCCCTGTTTCATGGTTGTGGTCAATTGCGCTTCCCACCAACTCAATTTTATTTTTGCAAATTGCGCAGCAACCTTCTTGGCGCTCGTACCTATCTACAAGCTGCTCCGGTGTAATCCCCCGTCGAGCGCAACGCTTGGCTAAAGTCCACGGGTCTTTTTCTCGATACGTCGATACCCTGTGCTGATTATTTTCCGCCCAGTCTCTATGTCTTTTATACAAACACGTGTTGCAGTGACTTTTGTACAAGTGTGACATTTGCCCACCACGACTACGGAACGCGGATAACTGTTTTGTTTCCCCGCAGTCTGTACAAGTTTTTGTGCCTTCAATCACGATAACCGCCGCCAGCAGCTTTATATTTCTTCGCTACTAATTGACTTTTACGGGCTGACCACTGACCTGCGCCAGTACCCTGCGTTGCTGCCGCCTTTACCTGAGACACAATCCGTTTACGCAGACTAGGCTTCGTGTAGTTACCTGCCGCATTAACCTTGCCGCCATCCTTGTACTGCGTAAAATCAGTGTCGTCGCGGCGCGCCTTGACCTTTGCACCCGGCATCTTCTTGGGGTTGATGTCCCCCATGCCGCGACTGGCCCTCATTTTAGCAATACCCGCCGCCAGCCATCTTAACCATCGTGCCTTTGGTTTTACCTTTAGTGGCGCAACCGTCAGCACGTGAAGAAGCTGAACCACCACCTGCCATCTTCTTTGGCTTCTTGATTGGTTTGGTTGGGCCTTCGTCGGCGATAGGGGGGTTGCCCATATCGGCAGTGTAAATATCTGTTTGCCCGGGTTTCTTTGCGTAGTCATTCATGATTAACAGGCTCCGCCTTTTTTAAGTAGTTTACCCTTGGTCATGCCTTTCTTGGCAACACCGTCCGCACGCGAAGAAGCAGACCCGCCCTTCTTCATACCCTTTGCTTCGGCCATTTCGTGTTTCAGCATAGATGCTGGAGCGCCCTTCTTCTTCATGAAGGCCACTTCTTTACCAACCATCTTCTTTGACTCAGCCATTTCACCACCTTTTGAAAATTTACGACCCTTGTCAGCCGCTGAGAAGTCCTTGCCCACGGACTGAGGGACGCCAACTTTCTTGGCAAAGCCGGGGCTGTGGGCTACAGCCTCCATAAAATTGTGCTGGGATTTTGAACGACTAGGCATGCTTCTCTACCAGTCTGTCGATCTTAGCTTCAAGCCGGTCAAGCCGGTCAAATATACGGTTGATGTCCGCGTCCAACTGTGTCTTGGTTACGTACTCTTTGGCGACTTCTTCGCGGGTCTTGTTGATCAGTACTTGAAGGCGCTTTACCTCGTCATACATGCTCTTGAGGAAGAACCCAACAATGCTGACACCTACCGAAAGAATTGCATTCCAGATCGTATGTTCCATGCTAGCACGCCCACTTACGTAAAGCTTTGTTAATCCGGGAGTTTGGGTCTTTGGCTGTTTTCTCGGAGGTAAGCTTCGAACGCATCCCCGACATTCTCGAACAGAAGCTCTTTTTTCTCCCTTCGTCTTCTTTCGTTTTTGGTTTCGGTGCGGGGGGCTTTAAGTTCATCCCTTGTGATTTCGCGGACGCGCGTCCCTTCGCGTTCAGACCCCCGCTTTCGGCCTTGCCTTCTTTTCTCTGCCATGCAGGTGATTTAGCCATGATGTTTAGTAGTTTATACGTTGGTGGTCGGTTGTGCAACCCAAGAAGTTGTTGACTCGTCCCATGTGTAACGCTGACCATCAGTAGGCATCGCAACAGGAGCATCCCACAAGCAGGTTTCTTCGTTCAAGCCCCATGATGGAAATGGCTGCGGAGGAATAAACGCATCACGCACTAAGTCGTATGTGTAGCCAATCCCTGCGTAGTTTTTGCGAATTTGCCCGTTATAGCTGGTTTGCTTCCAGTTTGAATACCCACCAGACCAGTCTGTAAGAAACTGAATGCCTTTAGCTTCAGATTCAACACCGTCTTGTAAAAGCTCGTTGTTGTGTACAACATGAACCTCAACAACAACATTGTTTTCATCAAGTTTTGCAAAGTGAGCCATGTTGTGCCTCAGAACGTGATTGAACCGTTACCGGTCCAAGTGTAGTAACGATACCCACCGCTAGTAACTGTTGCTGGCGATCCAGTAGTAGATGTTGCCGCCAGGAAGGTATCGGCATATCTAATAATAACAATTCCAGAGCCACCGTTATTCCCTCCGACAGTTGTACTACCATTACCGCCGCCGCCGCCGCCCGTATTAGCGGTTCCTGCGGTTGCAGCTAGAACATTGTTAAAAAGGCCTCCCTGGCCACCACCACCAGAACCACCAGATCCGTTTAAGGTTCGGCTACCGCCGCCTCCACCACCAGCGTAATAATAAGTCCCCGCTACGTTCTGCCCTGTGCCGGTAGCTAAACCCCAAGCAGAGAGAGCAGAAGATCCAACTCCACCATTTCCAGAACGTGTACTCGTTACTGCATTTCCTCCAACATCTCCAGCGCCGCCGCCGCCGCCAGTATTGTTGTCGTCAGTTGCGCCGGTGCCGCCTGCAAATCCTTGCCCTGATATGCCAGCACCGCCAGAGGTGCCCATACCGTTTCGAGTACCGCCGCCGCCAGAACCTCCAGCACCGGGGATATTGTTAAATCCAGCCCCACCTCCACCACCAGTTGTAACAATTGTTCCCGTAGATGCCCCAGATGACGTGGCTTTGAATACTGAGGGAGATCCTGATGTTGCGGTTGTTTCTGTGTTTGGAGCTGAAGCAGGTCCTCCCGCCCCTACAGTTACCCAGATTTGAGTCGCCGCTGTAACAGAAGTGCTTCCAGTAAGCAGTCCACCAGCACCTCCGCCTGAACTGATTACCCCGCCTCCACCGCCTCCACCTGCGACAACCAGATATTCAACGCTTGTAGGTGCGCCGCCAACTGGGGCTTGCAGTGTTAAAAAAGTATTGAGGGCGGCAAACATTATGGGGTATACCCTTGAGTAATGGAGCCGTACCAGTTTGTACCATCAGCAACAAAAGACAGTATGTCCATTTTTCCTGCCGTTGCCGTAATTGTAGGAGCACCCGCAGTCCCCCATTTAACACCAGTAAATGTAGCCGTACCGTTACCTGTAGCCGCAGCTTGTTTAAGCAACAGAACAAATGACTTACCAGCGGTTGCAGTAGGCATCGTGAACGTGCAAGCAGTTGAAGCTGTTAACGTGGCTGTTTGAACCGTGCCGTTAGTTAACGCTATGGTGTTTGTAGTTGTTACCGTGCCGATAGCCACAACGCTTTCGGTGTAGTTCGTAACCGTCGGGTTGGTCAGTGCTGGCGTATTGTTAAAGACCACTAACCCAGAGCCTGTCTCATCGGTCATCGCTGAAATCAGATTGGCGCTTGATGGCGTACCTAAGAACGTAGCGACCCCAGTGCCTAGACCAGAAACACCCGTAGAAACAGGCAACCCAGTGCCATTCGTCAGCACAATAGCTGAAGGCGTACCCAAGTCTCCACCGGTAACAAGCAGCGTGCCTGTTGCGTCTGGCAACGTAATGACAGGTGTGCCAGAAGTTGCAGCAGACTGTATGGTCTGAGTACCAGCACCGCTTGCGTTGCCTTG